GTGGTAACCGTTGATCTCACCACCATCCTTATCCTGCTGACGACCAAGAATCCAAATTGTATCTGCAGAGTAGTAGATACCAGTGCCACCACCAACAATTGCCTTTGGATACATTCCAATTTCCATATACGTATGATTCACTACAATTAAAGGAATGTCTTTGAGGGTAAGGTGTGGAGTAACCATACGGAACAATGACTTGAGAGACTTTGCACGAGACATATCTGCAACAGACTTCTCGTTCATAGTGTCTTCTACTTCTTTCTTAGAAGCAAGGTTACCAACAGAATCGATAACAATAACAACTTTATCATCGCGGCCAATCTCGTTCAATTGCTTCATGATATCAAACTTAAGTTGTTCAATATCAGTAATAGGAGTGTGAATAACTCGCTCCATATCGATACCAAACGACTTAAAGTAACCCTGAGGGGTACCAAACTCAGAGTCGTAGAATAGAAGAACACTGTCAGGATACTGCTTCATATAAGCCGATGCCATAAGGAGAGAAAAGGCCGACTTGAAGTGCTTTGATGGACCAGCTAATACCGTAAGCCCTGGTGTTATACCGCCATCAACGCTACCTGACAGTGCAACGTTCACCATTGGAACGCTAGTTGAAATCATGTCCTTCTTGCCATAGATCTTGGACTCAGAAAGAACAGACGTGTCCTCAATAGTAGAAGACTTAATAAGACGATTAATAAGAGACATTGTGATTCCTTTGTTTAACTCTTCAATACATTGTCGAGCTTTTTGATAAATTCGTCAATCTTTTTCTCACGATCTGGCCATACAATATTTGGCTTATCTGGATTTTTCTTTAAATTATTAAGGAGAGGCAAGATCATCTTGTAGATTGTTTCAGCTTTGTTCTGTGCTATTGCAGCTTGTTGTTCTTTTTCCGTAACAACATCTGTTAAGTCATCAGTAAAATCGATACCAAAATCAAAGTCGGTATCGAAGTCCATAGGTGATTTGGTTGACATTTTGTGCTCCTACATAAAGAATTCTTCCAACGATGCACTTTTCTCGACTCTCCAGCCAATTGCATCGAGGATTGTTTTGATTGGTTCTACGAAAGATTTGTCATATTGCATATCATAGTCTATGTATTGGTCTAGACCAAGCTGCCTTGGAAGAGTGCCTGGACATGCAACAACATTCTCGCGAATAGGATTAGGAAGTTTAAGATAACAGAACTTGATCTTATCGCCTTCCTGGATTAGTGGGAACCTTTGTTCGAGCTTCTTGCTCTTTAGAACGTGGTTGTACAAGAGAGCTCCACGTACGTGGATTGGTGTTGCTTTTCTGTAGATAGTGTTTAGGTCTCTATACTCAGATAGACCTTTACAGCCACGAGGGAATGCAACATCTTCGAACGGAAGCTTCTTAAACTCTTCACGGAACTTGTTGATGAACTCGATAGTATCATCTTCCGTCTTGTTCATAATGACGTTGATGCACTTCTTAATGTTAGCACGACAAGCAGCAGGTGTAGAAGAACGAACAGCTTCGATGCCCATGATCTTTAATTTAGGTTCGTTGTATGAAACACCTTCGTTGTTCCACACGTTCATGATGTAGCGCTTCTTTGCAGTCCAGATAGCCTTGTCAGCAATAGCTTCACGCTTCATCTTCATTTTCTGATCGTAAGCATTAACATATTCGCTAAGCTCTCCGTAATTGCTTTCAATATACGGTTCAAGCTTCTCTTCACATACCTTGTCCAGAAACTTGACGATTTCAGGTACTGGACGTCCTTCAAGACCAACCTGAGTGACCAGCTTGTCAAGCGTAATATACATAGAATCCGTATCACATGCCAAGACATAATCTTCATCCTTCGTCTTAAACAGTTTGTTAAGATACTTGTTCATTGCTCTCTCCATCCACTTGATCGAGAGCTGGCCAGACAAAGTAATAGACTCGGCAAGTTTGTTATCGAACCAACGGAAGTATGCATTAGACAATGCACCGTAAGCAGAGTTAAGCTGAATCTTCTTAGCAAGCTGCATGTTATGGTTACGAGAGATAGCCTTCTCATTCTCATAAGAAGGATCATGCTCATATGCTTGTTTTGCTTCCAACATCTGCTTCTTGTATACGACACGATCGTCATACATACGTTGCATTAGCTTTGGAAGGAATCCTTGATAGTCCTTATCGAACATACAACCAGAAGCAGCACAAGTTACATTCTGTGATGTTAGTTGATTACGAACCGATGGCTCATTGAGGTAGCCGTTAAGAATCTTATGTACACCATCATCACCATTGATTGCAGAGATGTGACCAACATACGTCTCAGGCGAGACATTGTACTGCATAATAAGGTGAGGATACAGAGAGTTCAAGTCGAACGATACGACCCATTTATGCATACCTACCTGAGGATCCTTAACATATGCACCAATGATCTGTCGTTCCTTCTCATTAACCTTAAGCTGAGGAACAACAATCCGTTGGTTAAGAAGGTAGTTGTGAATAATCACATCCCACATTCGCACAGACGTGAATGTATCTTGGTAGTTAACCTTACCATCATACGCAATAGCAAATACCTGCTCGATTAGCTTGAGCTTATCATCTAGACGGTCTACGAGGTCAACGTCTCTGATGTTATACTCAATGAATAGCTGGTAGTTCTTCTTGTAAAGATCAAAAAGGTTTTCGTAGTCAGAATAATCCAACTTGCGTTCACCAAGCTCAATGTTAGCAATATGATCGAGACGATATGACTCTTGCATCGTAAAAGTAAACTTACGATAGAGTTGCATATAGTCGAGAATAGAAATACCAACAGGAACATATACCTGATTCTGACGTCCTGCAATTGTGACGGTACGTTCTTCAAGAAGATCCCAAGGTGAAATCTTCTTTGCCATACTATCACCAAGAACGCGTTTGATGCGGTTGACGATGTAGGGGATATCGAACATCTCTACGTTCCAGCCAGTAACAATATCTGGCGAGAACCACTTTGAACGCCACACATCGAGGAACTTGAGAAGAAGTTGTCCCTCATCATTACAACGGATATACTTGATCTTCTCGCGAAGTGATTCGTCAAGATCAATAAATTTCTCAATAGTAAACTCACCACAACCAAGAACGACATAGAGATCGTTCTTCTTCATCGTGATGGCAGTAATTTCTTTATCAGCAGTCTGAATATCAGGAAACCCTTCATCAGCTGCAACTTCGATATCGATGTTTACTTTACTAACAACGCGAGGGTCATAATCAATATCGCCAGGAAAATAATCGTTAATGAAAGTGTATACAAAATTTGTGAACCCGTAAATTTCAAACCCTTCCACATCGCTATAACGCTTGATGAAATCACGAGCATCAGCAGGAGAAGAAAAATCCACACGATCAACTTGTTTGCCTTTCAGGTTTCTATAGAGAGATGATGCACCTCTCGAATGGACAAAGAGATATGGCTTGTATGGAATGGACTGCTGGACACGCTGGCCATTCTCATAACCACGAAGGAGAATATCATTACGATAAAGGGAAACGTTTGTATAAAATTTGCTCATGATGTAAACTATAGTTCATAACGGAATGAAAATCAACAAGAAAAAGGGGGCCGTAGCCCCCTTGAATTAGCTTATGCCACGCATGAAACTCTTCATTGCTTCATTATGTATATCGCATCTAGTAAGACCGAGAACTCTCAAGTCCTTATTAGATAGCTTATTGAGTTGGTCATACACAACATAATAGCTTCTCCATGCTCGCATGAAGTCGAGCATGCCGTCTAGTACATTTGTCATTTTTTTATTACTTATCTTCTTCGGTTAAAAATTGCTTCTTGCTTTTGCTAGCAAGTTTTTCCACGCTCTCATAACCACTAGTATCGACAATGTCTACTTTCTTTGGCTTCTTTGAATCAGGAATAATATTCTCAAGCCAAATCTGCAACATACCGTTTAACAACTGAGCATTCTTGATCTCAACTGTATCAGCGATAGAGAACTTGCGAGTGAAGTTACGATCTGCAATTCCCTTGTAGAGATAATTGTGATCATCGATTGCTTCATCGTTCACATTAGCATAACCATGAATAGTAAGGTTACCATCCTGAATGGTGATGTCGAGGTTTTGCTTACCAAATCCTGCAACAGCCATTTCGATGACATACTTATTGTCATCAACTTTCACGACATTGTAAGGTGGATAGTTTGGAATAGTCTTTGCGATCTGTTCAGATGCCTCTTGAAAACGCTTCAAGATACCATCATATCCAACAAAGTACTTATCAAACTTAGCGAGATCACCAAAAAGATGATTGTGATCAATTTTCCATGCATTGTTTACCATTATAGCCTCCATTTAAGCAAGGTTAATATAAAGCCACTCCATCAGGCAGTGACATAAATATATATAAACGATAAGTCGTAATAAGTCAAGGTTTAATATGAAAAATCCCATTGAATTGACAGAAAAAGCAAAAAAATATTTACTGGACTCTTGTGTTTCTGCCAATAAATCTGCAATTAAATTACAGGTAAAAGGTGGTGGTTGTGCTGGATTTAGTTATCAATATTCCTTTGAGGATACTGTCAACGAATTTGATGAAATCATTAATCTAGATGAACAGCACAAATTTGTACTTGATAGCTTGAGTCTTATGTATGTTCTTGGTACAGTAGTTGATTACGAAGAGAAGCTGGGAAGTAGTTCATTGGTGATAAAGAATCCTAACGAATCATCTTCTTGTGGTTGTGGTAAGAGTTTTAGCGTAGGTTAGTATGGACTTTTTTCTTAAACTAGTAACCGATGTTGGTTTTCCTATTGCAGGAGCATGTGCAGCTGGTTACTTCGTATTCCTTATGATGAAATTTATCTTGAGTACTGTTGTATCATCTATTAAGGGACTTTGTGGAATGATTTCTGCACTTGATGCAAGAGTGCATGTTATTAATGCTGAAGTAGTAAGAATAGACGAACTCCTATCTAAAATTATTGACGTAAGACCTGACGAGGATATCAAATCAAGACTGCATGACCAAAAAAGCCTTGTTCGCAGGGAATAACTATATCGTACGTGAAGTTACTACACATGATGGTGTGAAAAGATATTGTGTGTTTGATGAAAATAAAAGTCAGTTAATATTGTACACAACATCGCTTAAAGAATTATCTAAAGTGCTAAAGAAAGAATACAATGGATCTTGGTGAATTAGTAGGTAAATATGGCTTCCCTATTATTGCTGCTGGCGGTATGGGAT